ATGGCGCGCAAAGTCTTGACTGCCCGGTTTGTCGACTCGGCTAGGGTCGATGTTAGGACTGATTTCTGGGACGATCTTGTCCGCGGTCTTGTGTTCCGGGTCTCGCCAACCGGCGCCAAATCATGGACAGCTGTTTACACACGCGAGAGCGATGGCGCCAAGCGGCGGGTCACACTCGGGAAGTACCCTGCCCTTTCGCTTGAAAAAGCCCGCTCGAAGGCACTGGCTGTCATGTCCCGAGTTGGTGAAGGCGAAGACCCGGCGGCCGGCAAACGCGCACGCCGTGACGCGTTGACCGTTGAAGATCTCGGGAAACTCTACGTCGAGAAATACGCTCAGCGGAATAAGCGCACATGGAAGGAAGATGAGCGCCTTCTGAAGGTGGAAGTCTACCCGGCGATCGGCCGCATGAAATCGATCGCGGTGAAGCGTCGCGACATTCTCGATATCATCGAAGCGAAGGCAGAAGCTGGCTATCCGGCACAATCAACGCAGATTCTCGCGGTAGTGAGGAAGATGTTCAATTGGGCAGTCGACAGCGACTACCTAGAAACCTCCCCTGCAACGGGTATACGGCCACGAGCAAAGCCTGTCAGGCGTGAGCGCGTCCTTTCGGATGCTGAATTGGCCGCGATATGGAATGCGCTACCAGAGGCCCCAATTTCAGCCGTGACGCGCGAAATAATTCGGCTTCTATTTTTGACCGGTCAGAGGTCTGGCGAAGTCTGTGGGATGCGGCGCTCAGAAGTCGAGATCGATAACGCCACTTGGACCATTCCGGGCGACAGGACAAAGAACGGGCGCTCGCACGTGGTCCCACTCTCGGCCCCTGCTCTCCGTATCATTTCGGAGGCGCTGGACTTAGCCGATGATGACCCGGACACCCCGATATTTTCGCGTGTAGGTGCGCCGATAGAAAGCAATGCGATTGCCCAGGCGGTGAGGAAAAACTTCCAATTGTTCACTGAGCGATGGACCCCGCACGACGCACGCAGGACGGTTGCGACAGGCATGGCGACCATCGGGATCCAGCCGCACATCATCGAGGCCACGCTAAACCATATTTCCGGGTTCAGGGCTGGGGTTGCCGGCGTCTACAATCGGGCACTCTACGAGCCTGAAAAGCGGCGGGCGCTGGACATTTGGGCAAACTACGTCAAAGAAACGTGCTCCGGAAAAAACAGAAAAATCATACCTTTGAAAAAAATCTGATACGAACACGAAAAAACGCCCTTGATTATAAAAGGCGTTCTCAACACATCGTAGAATACCGGCGGCCAGTGCCGCACCACTCAAAAGGAAATTCGAGCGCGCGGAGTGCTCAGGGGTTCCTTTTGGTCGCCGGAGCCCTCTGTTCTTCCTGGGGGTTGACCACCCTCGAAACGTGAGGGTGATGATGGAAAACAATCGCCTCCTTTCTACTAAGCAGGTCTGCCAGATAACCTCTGTAAGCCGCACAAGCCTTTGGAAACTGGTGACCTCTGGCGCATTCCCTAAACCCGTGAAGGTGACCCCAAATGGTAATCGCGTGGCATATGTGGAATCCGAAGTACTCGAATGGATTGGCGGCCGCATAGCTGAACGAGATCGGGAGGCGGCAGCATGATCGCCCTTCCCCTCACCCCACCCGAACACGAACACACGGCCGCGGTTGACGAATGCGCGCGCTTCCTGGCGGTGACGCCACCGGTCGCGCGCCCGAAACCGCTCGTCCCGGCCATGCGTGAGATGTTCGGGATCACGGCCTCGGACACATGCGAGGCCATCCGCCTGGCGAACGAAATGCGGCGGGAGGCGGTCGAGTGAGCGCACCATCAACCCGAACCGATGGGAACGTGAAGCTGACCTTCTCACCCGACCAGGAGGAGGATGGATACGATTGGCAAGACGGCAAGCGAAAAGAAATTGAGAAAGTCTCTTCACAACCGTTGCGCTGGCCAACGACTTCAAAGGAACGCTTCGATATCTTTGATGCTTGGCACGATGTCGCAATGCAGTTGATACAGCGTGCGCGAAAGAGCTTTCGGCTTATCGCTGTCACGAAGAAGGTCATCAATTGGCAGTCTGGCACCATCACCGGAAGTAACGCTGACCTCGCAGCACGTGCTGGCGCATGTTCTGAGAAGACGATCAGCCGCGAAGTCAACGATTATGCAGCGCTTGGAATCCTGAGCATAGAAATGGGATGGCGAAGAAGCGGCACCCAAGTTGTACGAACCAGGACGATCAGGCCAGCCTTGCCGGCAACGATTCCAGCCGACATTCACCTTCCTGAGGTCGGTTTCGATCTGGACAACAGTGGTCCAGATGGATGGGCGATCGATCTGGACAACAGTGGTCCAGGCGATCTGGACAACAGTGGTCCCATCACCACTGATAACCATAAGAGGCGGGTATGATGCAGTTTGACCTATTCCTGCCCCGCGAAGCCGCACGCGTCTATCGCTTCCCACTTCACCGGGATGTCAACAGGGTTTCCAAGATCGTTGAAGCCCTGATTACGCGCGAATATCGCGACGGACAAAAGCACTGGAAAAAGACGGTCAACGAGATTCGATGCGAACTTTCGGCCGAAGGGCTTTCACCTGCATCGATCAAGCGGGAAATCGCCCTTCTCTCAAAAGCTGTCACCCGCTCAATTCGACTTCATGAAATGTACTGCATGTCAGCCCGCGCCGCCTCGATCGAAGGCACGCGAAGCGGGCCTACGGGGTCCGGGGGATCATCCCCCGGTCAGGGGTTCGGGGGCGAAGCCCCTGAGATGCGAAGCAAAGGAGATCAACCACTATGACGAACCCTGCATTCTACCAAGACGTTATTGACAAGGCCGTCCGGCATTTGCGCGCGCTGAATGATCCGCACGAGCACGCGAGATATCGCAATGAGATCATGATGGATCACAGGCATCGCCTCGAAGAGATTCATGGTGATGACGAACAAGCCTCCTATCGCATCAAGAAGGATCTCGAAGCATTCAGCGCGGCCATCGATACCGAACTGGAGAAGCAGGAGGAAGAAAACAATGACTGACTCGATCACCGCTACACAAGCCACACAGAGAAACGCGAAAGTATTGCCGAGTTGTTCGCCAATGAGATGGGCCGCAGAATATAAGTCGATAAATCAGTTCCCTTGTTTCGCTGCCCTTTCCTGATTCAGGCGAAATAGGCGAGAGAGGATCTCGTCGTCCGTGAGTTTCCCGGCCCGGTAGTCGTCACCCCATCCGTAGGCTTCGGCTACAGCTTCATCTAGTGCCCGGTGAGCATGGTCGAGCCATGCTGGGCGGGCGTTGTATAGGTTGGTCAGGGTGCGTTTCTTCAGTTCTTTCGCAGCGGCGTCGTCCTTGGGCAGCAGCCGGTCGGGATAGCCCGGAACCACTTCGGGCACTTGCTCCACCAAATCGGGCGGGTTGAGCCAGTTTTCCCGCAACTCATTCAGCCGGGCGGCGGCGGCGGCGATGGCCTGAGCGCGCGGGTCGTGGAAATAGTCGGCGGCGGGGATATTAGGGGTCAAACCCTCGGGGAACGGGAAGGTTTCGAAGCAGCTTTGCGCGTTGTACGTTGGATCGTTGCCGACGCCATGCCAAGAGCATGTCGCAAATGTCCATACCTCATGAATATGGGAGCTTAACGTTCCCCAGGTGGTGTCGTCGTCACGGGCAATTGCGACCAAGCGACTATCGGGCGAGACACCAGCATCTCGCCAAACGAACAGGCGATGTTTGGAAACTCTCGGCGTTAGAATAATTCGGCGGAAGTTTGAGGCGGCCTTAAAAAGTTCGGGCCGAGGTCGCCAATGGCGCCACCAAAACGTCCTCGCATGGATTTCATTGTTCTTCTGGCGTACTGGAAATATTACATCTTGTGCATATTGAAATGGTTTTTCGTATAAAGACGCCTGTGCCTCGCTCATTTCAGAGCCGAAGTCAATAATCCAGTTGTCTTGTGTGCGTCGAACGATGTCGGAGCCATTTATATAGCGTCGAAGGACATCGCTGTTACGTTTTCCATTCGGATTTAAAGGAGAAGTCAGCCAATTCCGCGCCAGCTCAGCTGGGATATCGAAGGGTCCAGTTCTTTGGACGCCAATAAATGCTTTGCCACGGCATTCGGATATCGGCGACACTTGGGTCACGTCCACCGCACGGGCCGTTAAGTTGGCATGGATTTTTCCGACCGCTGCGCCGTCGAGTTTAGCGGTTTCGCGACGGGTATTATCGAAGCATATTAATGATACCCTGACCGCTGCACCTTCTACGGTCCACTCCTGATCAGACCATGCCTCGAAAATGCTGCCGTTGCTCACAATCATGTCCAGTATCTTGCGATTGGAGCCATCTCTTATTGAGTTTGTGGATACCAGGCCCGCGGAGCCTAATCTACCTTTAGAAATCTCCCACCATGCCTTCGCAAACCAATAACAAACAAGGTCGGAGAAGTCCGAAAGCTCTGGTCGATATGCCGCCCGAATTGCAAGTACATAGTCCCTGCCAAGTTCGCCTATGACCCTTTTCCCGCCCAGAAACGGAGGATTGCCAACCACAACATCCGCCTCGGGCCAGTCGGCCCGCGTTCCGTCCGCGTTCAGCACCGCGTCGCGGCATTCAATCGTCCCAAGGGGGCGCAGGATCGGATTGCGGGCGGCGTCAAAACCGTTGCGGCGCATCCACTGGATTTCCCCGATCCAGACCGACACGCGGGCGAGTTCGGCGGCGTAGGGGTTCAGCTCGATTCCCTTCACGCATTCCGGCCCTATGGTCGGGAAACCGCGCGGCAGGCCCAGCGCTTCAGCCTCCAGGTTCACGCGGTGCTCGATGTCCTTCAAAGCCAGCAGCGACAGGTACAGGAAGTTGCCCGAGCCGCAGGCCGGGTCCAGCACGCGAAAACCCTTCAGCCGCTCGATAAAGGCAGAGTGGAGACGCTCCGCCTCTTTCTCGGCGCGCGTCCGTGCCGCGCGATTCCCCGCCCCCTGCGCCTTTCGCAGCGCGGTTTCTATCCTCGTCTTCACCTCCGCCCATTCTGCCAGAAGCGGGTCCACAATTATCGGATTCACGATCATCATGATCTTGTCGCGGTCGGTGTAGTGCGCGCCCAACTGGCTACGTTTGTCTGGGTCCAGCCCGCGTTCGAACAGGGTGCCGAGTATCGAGGGGTCGATTTCCGACCAATCCAGCCGCGCTGCCAGCAGCAGGTCGGCCACGTCCTGCTTTTCCAGCGGCAGGGCGAAGTCGTTGTCGAACAGTCCGCCATTGAACCACTCGACGCGCTCAAAACCCACTACGCCGCCCGTCTGCATCGCCGCAAACAGGGTCCGGGCATAATCGGCAAAATCGTTCGGGGCCTTCTCGCAATGTTGCAACATTCGCTGAAACATCTTGTTGGGCAATAGGTCCACGTCTTCCGCAAACATGCAGAATACCAGCCGGTTGACGAAATGCGCCACCGTCTCGGCATCGTGCCCGCGTTCGCGCAGGCGCTGGGCGAGGCCCGCGAACTTCTGCGCCGCTTCCTCGGTCAGCATCTGCCGCGTCTTTGCGGGGCGCAGGCTTTCGGGATCTTCGAAGCAGGCGCGCAGCAAATCGCGGGTCTTGGCATCGCGCAGATCGTCCAGCGTAAATTCGTGGACGTGCTGCACCGTGTTCGTCCAATTCGTATGGACGCGAAAACGGTCCATGTCCGAGACGATCAGCAGCGGCGGATTTTCCAGCGCGATTGCGTATTGCAGAAGCTGGGCAAATGCCTTGTCGAGGTCTTTGGCCTTGCCCTTGTATTCCCAGGCGAAGCAGCCCTTGCGCCAGACGTCCGCCCAACCCTCGCCGCCCGTAGTCTTGGAGGCACCCTTTTCGAAGGTAAACCACTCGCCTTTTGGGTCCGCTGTAGTCGGATCGTCAATGCCCAAAAGCCGACACAAGTCATTGAAATGTGACTGAGAAGCCGAACGTTCTTTCAGTTCGATAGACTTCCACTTCGCGATAAATTCCTGCGGCGTCAAATTCGCACCTTATCCAGTTCAGGGCACATTATACAGCAAGGTAGTTTGGCTTGGCGTAGCTTGGCCGGTTCCCCGTGATCTCCGAAAGCAACCTGATTGACGATGGAGTCCACCGGGTTTCTGCAACGGTTGTGCGGAATCAATGAACCCGCTGCAATCCAGTCGCGGCGGGCCGTGGTCCTGATCAGACCCAGAAGCACATTCCCGTCCAATTGAAGAACGCGCGCTCAATGCGCCCCATGGGCTTCCCCCGATATTCTTCGACGTCGTTTCGCAACTTGTCGGTGACGGCCCTCATTGTACGCTTGGAAAGATCCGATGGCGCGAATGAGTAGCAGACCTTGAAAACCGCGTCTTTCGTATGCGGGGACATGTATTTCCAAGACTTTGAGGCGTGCTTGATCGCGGTCGCCTTCGCCTCTGGAAATGGAACGCCGCGCGCGACCTCATCGTCAATCCTCCAGAGAACGGACGTTGCGATGTCGCGGATGAACTCGATGTCATGACGCATGGGACAATCCTCCATTGTAAGTAAAATTCTATGCGCGCGTTACTCCTCCCGCAACTACGTATAGACGCAGCTCTCCACCTCATGCGCTGACGTGGGACAGCATGCACGATTCTTGTAGAATATCCGAATATTTGACGTATTCGGTTGATTTTGTGCTTATTTCCGCACATATCGATCATATCGAGAAGGAATTTTGCATGATCGGCTGGATTCAGCGGAAAATGTTTGCGCGTGAGGCGAAGAGCCTGGCGAACCCGACGGCCGATGAGCTTTCGCTGTTCACCGGGATCGTCGGCGGCTCTATCGCGGTCAGCGCTGCCCAGGCGCTGCAGGTGCCGGCCGTGTCCGCTGCCGTGCGCACCATCTCTGAAGCGGCCGCCACACTTTATGTCACCGTGACGGACCGCAAGACCGGCAAGGCGATTCCGGATCATCCCGTAGCGGTGTTCCTTCAGAGTGACGTGAACGACTGGACGAGCGGTTTTGAACTTGTTCGCGATCTTGTTGCGGCCGCGCTGACCAATGACGCCGGCGGACTGGCGTGGGTGAATCGCGTCAACGACAAGCCGGCCGAGATCATCCAGTATCGCCCTGGCCGGATCACGGTGGAGCTTCACCCGGACACCGGCGAACCGTCCTACAAGCTTGCGTCCGCGCCTTTGAACCCGACCGACGTGCTGCACCTACGGGGGCCGTTCGATCGCTGCCCGCTCTCCCTTGCCCGTGAAGCCATCGGACTTGCCCGCACTATGGAACGTCGTGCCGGCAAGCTGTTTCAGCAAGGCGCCCGTCCTGGCGGTGTCATCGAGTTCCCGAACCGTCTAGACGCCGAGGCCTTCGCCCGGATGAAGCAGGCCTGGCGCGAAGTACACGAGAACCCGGACGAGACCGGGCGCACGGCTATTCTCTGGGACGGCGCGAAATTCAACCCGCTCGAGTTCAAGAGCACCGATCAACAGTTCCTCGAAATTCGCCGTTTCCAGGTGGAGGAGATCGGCCGCGCCTTCAACATCCCGGCGACCTTCCTGGGCGACCTGACCCGCGCCACGTGGTCGAACCTGGAGACCAAGAACCGCGAATTCCTTTCATACTGCCTGGAGCCTTGGCTTCGCGCTCTTGAGGCTGCGCTGACCCGCTCCCTCCTCACCGCCGACGAGCGCCGGAGCCTCGCCGTCCGCATCGATCGCGACGACCTGACCCGCGCAAGCCTCACCGAGCGCGCGACCGCCATCAACTCGCTTCGCGCATCCGAAGTCCTGTCCGCCGATGAGGGCCGCGATTGGCTTGGCCTTGGCCCCAGGGCGGACGGGAAGGGCAACACCTACGAAAACCCGAACATCACCGTGAAGCCAACGGGGGTAGCCTGATGGACCGGCTTTTCCTCGAAACGAAATTCGCCACCGGCAACGCCGGCGAGATCGAGGGCCTTGCCTGGCCCTTCGCGACGGCTGACCGCATCGGCGACATGATCGAACCCGGTGCCTTCAAGGGCGCAAAGCTGCCGTTGCCCATGCTGTTCGGGCACGATCAGAACGAGCCTCTTGGCGCATGGACGGCCGCGGCCGAAAGCACCGAAGGCCTGACCCTGAAGGGCAGGCTCCTGGTCGATGATGTCGCCCGCGCCCGCGAAGTGTCCGCGCTGATCAAGGCCGGCGCGGTTCGCGGAATTTCCATCGGCTTCCGCACGATCAAGAGCAATCGCCGCCCGGACGGCGGCCGGACGATCACCGAGCTTGAGCTTCTGGAAGCGTCCATTGTCGCCATCCCGATGCACCCCGGCGCCCGAGTCACGGCCGCCAAAACCGCTATCTCCGCGCTCTCCATTGCCGCGGCGATCAACCGGGCAAGCGCCCAATTCACGAGGTAATCATGAAACATCTCAACGAAAAGGCGTTCGCCCGCGCCATCGAAACCAAGGGCGAAGACGACGATCCGGCCGGCATCGTCACCAAGGCCCTGGACGAGTTCAGGGGCACGGTCGAGGACAGGCTGAAGGCCGTCGAGGAAAAGGCCGCCAAGCCGGAAGGGCTGGCCACGCTCACCGAGCGCATCGACAAGCTCGAAGCCAAGAGCAACCGCCCGGCGACCGGCGACAGCAAGGCCGAGCCGACTGAAGAGCGCAAGGGCTTTGCGATCTATCTGCGTAAGGGCGGACAGGCGACCGACGAGGAACTGAAGGCGCTGACCGTCTCCAATGACGAACAGGGCGGCTACCTGGCACCGGCCGAGATGAGCACCGAGTTCATCCGCGATCTCACCGAATTCTCGCCGATCCGCTCGGTCGCCAGCGTCCGCGCCATCACCTCCGCGTCGGTGAAATACCCCAAGCGTACCGGGATCACGAATGCCCAGTGGGAAGGCGAGAACGAGGACGCCCAGGAATCGAGCGTCACCTTCGGCCAGGTCGAAGTCCCGGCCCGCAAGCTGATGACCTATGTGGACATCTCCAACGAGCTCCTGGCCGACAGTGGCGGCACCGCCGAGCAGGAAGTGCGGCTCGCGCTGGCCGAGGACTTTGGCCAGAAGGAAGGCGCGGCTTTCGTCAACGGTTCGGGTGTCAAGGAGCCGGAAGGCCTGATGACGAATGCGGACATTGCCCACACCGTCAACGGCCATGCGACGACACTGGCGGCCGATCCGCTCATCACGCTCATGTATGCGTTGCCGGCCGCCTACCGCAACAACGGCACTTGGCTGATGAACGGCACCACGCTCGCCACTGTGCGCAAGCTGAAGGATGGCCAGGGCAACTACCTGTGGCAGCCGAGCTACCAGGCCGGCCAGCCTGAGACCCTTCTCGGCCGCCCTGTGGTGGAAGCCGTCGATTTACCCGACATCGAAAGCGGCTCTTTCCCGATCCTCTTCGGCGATTTCTCCGCCTACCGGATCGTGGATCGCATGGCGATGTCCATCCTGGTCAACCCGTACCTCCTGGCCACCAAGGGCCTGACCCGCATCCACGCCACCCGGCGCGTCGGCGGCAAGGTTCTCCAGGCCGCCCGCTTCCGCAAACTCAAGATGTCGATCTGACCGGCGACGAGGAAAGGAAATCGTTATGCGCGATCTCGCCAACAACATCGGGGCAGTGCAGGCCATCACGCCGGCCGTGCTGTCCGCTACCGTCACCGGTTCCGCTCTCGACCTGCAGGGGTACGAGAGTGCGGCCGTGATCATCAACACCGGCGCCATCGTCTCCGCCGGTGACTTCACGGCCAAGCTGCAGGAGAGCGACACAACCACGAGCGGCGATTTCGCCGATGTGGCGGCCGCTGACCTGGTCGGCACCCTCCCGGCCGCGCTCGAGGCCGACAGCGCCTATCGCCAGGGCTATACCGGCAACAAGCGCTACCTGCGCGTGGTCATCACCAAGAACGGCGGAACGTCCATCGCGGCCGGCGCCGTCCTGGTCAAGGGCCACCCGCACGAGGCGCCGGTAGCCTGATCATGAACCGGGCAGACATCCTCCTTCCTTCTGTCTGCCCGCCCGCCGCGGCCGGTCGGCATGGGGCCGCGGCGGCCCTTTCCAGAGGTTCCGAAATGCCCAACCGTCCACCTCGCATTGCCCCTTGCTGCGGCCGGATCGTGCCTGCCGGTGAACGGTGCGCATGCCAACAGACAAAAGACCGCATCGCCAAGGCCCAGGCCGACAAGCGCCGCCCCAGCGCTCGCCAGCGTGGATACGACCACGCCTATCAGGTGATGGCTGCCGAGTTCCTGCGCCGGCATCCAGTTTGCACCTGCGGCGCTCCTGCCACCGTGGTCCGCCACAAGGTCAGCATCGCCAAGCGTCCTGACTTGCGCATGGATCAAACCAACTGGTTGCCCGGCTGCCGATCCTGCAATGCCAAGGACTATCACCGCGAGCGGCGCGAGGCCGGGGGTGGTCGGGAACTTTCGAGCAACGGTGTAGGACCGAGCGGCGGTCCGTCACGCGGGATTTTTCCCATTCCGGCCGTAAAAAAGAGGGCTGATCGATGATCGAAACCATCACACCGGCGACGATTCCAACCGGATTGAAGGGATGCGTTCATGAACACCTCAGGATCGATGATCCAGAGGAAATGAACGCGATGTACTTCGCGCTTGATACCTACATCGCCGCGGCGGTTCAGCGCGTCGAAGCGATGTCTGGACGGCTCTTATTCACCCAGGAATTGCGTGTGACGTTCCGCACGTTCTCGAAAGCCTTACCCCTGCCGGTGTCACCGGTGCAGGAGATCGTGGGGATCACTTACAAGGACGCCGGCAACGCCACGCAGACGTTCGATCCGGGCGCGTATGTACTCAAAGATCGGTTCGAAGCGCCCGCTATCGTTCCGGCGTATCAGACGCAATTTCCTGACGTTGCGCTTACCTGGGATGCCGTGACGGTCACACTTACCGCCGGCTACGGTAGCGACGTCTCAGACGTGCCCGGCGCTCTAATCATGGCCGTTCTGCAAACCGTGACGGATTGGTACCGGTTCGCTGGAAATGTTGCGACATCCGACCTCGCCCAGCTTCCGGATAGTGCTTATCGCGCCTGCCTTTCCTTTCGGAGGAATTGGGCATGACGATTGATCCCGCAACCTTAAACCGGCGCCTGACTATCGAGCGCTATGCGCTGGTCGAAAACGATTGGAACGGAGCGTCCACCTGGTCGGACATCCGCACGGTCTGGGCCTCAATGAAGTATGACAAGGCCGACGAGCAGTTCAATGCAGGACAGCGCTATGCCCAGCGCATCGTAACCTTCACCACGCGGTTTTCCCATGACATCACTGCGCTTGATCGGGTGCGATGCCTCAATGTGACCTACGAGATTCTCGGTGTCACCGAAGTCGGAAACCGGGAGGGCTTGGCTATCAAGGCCCGTGCTCTCGACCCTGGGGGCGCATGATGGCGCCGGGATGCAAACCAAATCTCAGGGCAATTGACGGCGGACTCGCCAAAGTACCGCCGGCGCCCAAGACACTGGGGCCCGAGGCCCGCGAGGAATGGCGCCGGGCGGCTCAAGACTTGGTGGACCGTAAGGTGCTCGCCAAGAGCGATCTACCCGCCCTGGAGGCCTACGCCGTGGCCTATGCGATGATGCGCAAGCTGCAGCCGATCGCGGCCAAGTCCGATCCGGTCATCATCAACGAGAAGACAGGCGCGGTGAAGAAGAACCCGGCCCACGTCATGCTCACCAACTACTTGAACATCTGCCTGCGCTACCAGGGCGAGCTTGGGCTGACCCCGGCGAGCCGCAACCGCCGCGCCGTGTCCGCGCCGACGGCCGGCGACGAATGGGACCAGTATGACCTATGACCGGGCTAGAATGGATTTTCGATGAATCGCCAATCCCTGACCCGCATGGGCGGGGGCAGCGCGCCGTCGATTTCCTGAAGCTCCTGAAGCATCCGAAAAGCCCGCTTCCGGGTAAGGCCTTCCAACTCGATCCACCCTTTGAGCGCATCGTTCGCCGGATCTACGGGCCGAGCGATGAGCACGGCAAGCGCCAGGTCCGCACCGTCTACCTTCAGGTGGGCCGAGGATCGCGAAAGACGAGCCTAGCGGCGGCGTTGGCCCTTCTGCACACCTATGGCCCTGAGCGCGTGCCCAAGGGCGCCAACTACGTCGCCGCGGCGGATCGTGGGCAAGCCCGTGTCGCTTTCGAGGAGGCTTTGGGGATCGTCCAGGAGATCCCACAACTTTCCGGCGCCTCGCGTCCGGTCGACAGCAAGAACCGACTGACACACCCGAAGAGCGGTTCGTTCTTTGAGGCGATGTCGAGCGACGGCCATGGCGCCCATGCACGAACGCCCATGTTCGTCCTAGTGGACGAATTGTGGGCACACCGGAAGGCCGATCTCTGGCAGGCACTTCGCACCGGTGCCGTGAAGGTGCCCGGTTCCCTGGTCATCGTTGCGACCACGGCCGGCCGCGGGAACGAGTCGCCAGATTTCCCCGTCTATGACTACGCCAAGCGCGTCCAGCGTGGCGAAATGGAAGATCCGCACTTCCTGCCCATCATCTTCGAGGCTGAGCTCGAGGCCCCCTGGGATGACGAGAAGACCTGGCACAAGGTCTTGCCTGGTCTGCGCTACGGCTACCCGGACCTACCCAGCCTTCGCCAGTTGGCCCGCGAAGCCAAGGAACGGCCCAGCGATCGGGCAGCCTTTGAACAATTCATTCTCGGCCGCCGGCAGGACAACAGCCTCTCGCCGTTCGTGGAAATGGCCGTCTTCGACCGTGGCAAGGCCAAGATCGATCTCGAAGCCCTGAAGGGGCGCAAGTGCTTCATCGCTTGCGACATGGCGACCACGACCGACCTGGCCGGTGTCCTGGCGTGTTTTCCGGATGACGAGGGCAACTTCGATGCAGCGACTTGGGGATTCGTGCCGGAGGATGCCCTTGCCACCCGCGCGGATCGCGATGGCGTTCCCTATCCTCGCTGGGCTGAGGAAGGCTGGATCGTCCCGACACCCGGCGCCGTGATTGATTACCGGGCGATCGAAAGCCTCATCCGGGATTTCTGTGACCGGTACGACGTGCGCGAAATCGTCTTCGATCCGGCCTATGCAACTCCGGTGATGTCTCCGCTCCTCGAGGATGGCTTGCCAGTGGCGACGATGCGCCAGGGGTGGTTCACCCAGTCTCCGGCACTAAACACGCTTGAGCGGGCCATTCTGGCCGGCCGGCTGCGCTGGGAATCGCCCGTGCTCAGGTGGTGCATGGAAAACGTCGCGATCCATACCGACACCGCCGGCAATCGCACCATGCACAAGGGCAAGTCCAAGGACCGGATCGACCTGGCCGTGTGCCTCTGGATGGCCATGGCCCGCGCTTCTGCCGGCGATGAGGGTTTGAGCTTCTATGCCTCCGAGGCCGCCAAAGAAATCGACATGCACGCTTTCTGAAAACCGAGGAGGAAATGCCCATGCCCAACCGCAAACGAAACGCGGAGCAAGAAGAGGCGCTTCTCATCCAGGCCAGGAAGGCCAACCGCGACGGGTATCTTTCATTCCGATATGGAAGCACTCACAAACCGGTGACACTGCCCTACGTGTCCATGGCACGGCCGAGAGGCGCCCCGAAACGGATTTTCACCGGACAGGCCCGATCGGCCCAGGTCGACAAAATCAAGGCACTTCTGCGCATTTGGGGTCTGTCACCATTCGAGAACGAGGGCACCACGCGCGCCGGTTTCCGGGCTGGGTTATGTGCCAAGGGTTTCCCCTGGGCGAGGGCGGACCAGGAGGCGGCCGAGCTTGTCGCCCAGGCGCTCCATGAACTGGGCGCCAAACGGCCCACATGGAAGGAAGGGCAACGGGAATATACCATTGGCCGGGAAAACTGCCGGTATTGTGCCGGCCGATTGGATGCGGCGGACTTCACCAATGGGCGAAAATTTTGTTCGACAGACTGCGCTAGACGGTTCCTTAGATCCCGAGACGATGAGGCCGGCCTGAGAACCGACGCGATCCGCCTCCATGCCTACTACGTCGCCAGCATGAAGCGATTTCCGGAAATGGCTTGCGAGGCCTGCGGGGCCATGTTCCAGCCCACACGCGAAGGCACCCGGACTTGTTCAAGGGAATGCGCGGGCAAGATCCGAAAGGATGCCGTCCCGGATCTCGAATGCCGCAACTGTGGAACCCGGTTCCATTGTCACCGCGGTGTCATGTTCTGTTCGATCGCATGCGTTCACAAGTACAATCGGCGCACCCTGCCGGAGCGCATGTGCGAGCATTGCGGTGCTGCATTCCGCCCGGCCAAACGTTTCGCGAAGTTCTGTTCTGTCGCCTGCGGGAAGTCCGCGGCCTACTACCGGAAACGGAATACGCTACCGGAACGCTCTTGCAAGGAGTGCAACGAGGCGTTTGCACCGAAGAAGGAAACCCAGGCGTTTTGTTGTGTCGGTTGCGCTAGTCGGCACACCAAGCGACAGAAGCGCGAAGCGAAACAGAACACGGGGTTCACCTGTGAAGAGGTCAGGAGCAAGGCTGCCTGACACGAAAACATGTTTCATATCAACGCGAATTGTGTCAATTAACACATTGAATATCAATAATTTTTTCCTTGACGAACTGAAATTCTCCGCCATGCTCTAGACGGTCGACGGGGCGATGCAGCGCCTCCGCCGACCTGACCGCAACCGATGAAAGGACCATCGATCATGGCTGAAATCATCCATACAACAAACCACCTCGAGGCGATCAAGCGCGGACTGTCTGAAATCCAGCTACAGGCCTACGACACCGCCCGACTGTTGAAGACCGCCCAGGACATGGCCGAGGGATTCGGGCGCACCGCTGACCCTGAATCGTTCGAGAAGATCCATACCCTGTACGCCATACTGAAGGCCGCCGGCGCCATGTTCGACGGGTTGGCGGGAAGGCTCGATGAAATCGACAATGAGGCATCTTGGGCGACGTGCTGACTGGAACGGCAAGGGCCCACCACTTGAAAATGTGGTGGGCCTTGGTCAGGGGCCCTATGTTCTAAGCACCAATTCTCGTCCCGATGACAATTGAACCGGTTTTGAAACAAAACTCTAACTTGCTTCTTGCAAGTGTCGCCGGCGAATAGAACGAAACCCTTTTAGTTTGTTGATCCGCTTCGACGAGAGTTTTGCGTAGTTCTCCCAGTCTTTTGGTGAGGCTTCACCCTGAACAATACGAGCGGCCAGAATCTCACGCTGTCGGTCATTCAGTGAAGACTCAGACCGAGAAATCATCGGCGGAACTGTTTTTTTCATTCTATCCTCCTGCACCCTTTAAGCCCTCAATTCGTTCTTTGTTCCAGACTGAGCGGCTAATGAAGCCCCAGGGCTTTTGTTTTCCGAGGGACCTACCGTTGATCTCTCTATAGCAACCAATAATGCCACAATCGAGGCCAATGCTCTCACCGCTTCCGTACGCCGCACGCCATCCTCCGATTCACCGAGAAAATGGTTCGCTTGGTCGCTAGTAGCCACAACAACGCCCCACGGATTCAAGTCCGGGTCGGAGCCAACAAATATGGGAACCGACACAGCAGATCCAAAATCCGACTCATCGTCATTATGCCGCAACTCATCGGGTAGAGAAAAAACATTGGACGCTAGCGAATGGCGCAGATCTGGGACAATGATTTCATTCTTGGTGGAAAGTGAAATACCGGAAAAACCAATGCCTTCCGGCCATACTCTAGCCGCCTCTTTATCACATGGCTTACTACGGTGATGACCCACGAGTTTTAATACTCGTCGCCCCTTCGCATCCGCTGTTGTGTTCTCAGGCACAGCTTGATAAACGCATATTGTCCAAAATCCCGAAGATGGTAAATCCATTACATCTACTAAATGCGGACCGACGGCTGGAAATACATTATCTAACATATCATCTATATTAAATCTCTTTCCAACAAGTGCATACTGTTCTGCGAGTTCAATAGAATTAATTAGAGCAACATATAGGGATCCCAGCTTCTCCTGCTGATTTTCTCTCTCAATTAACTCATATAAAACCCGATTGTATTCGCCTTTCGCACTCTCCGCTTCTTGCATAGCCATAAAGCCATCGATGATCTTTAATGTTGGATCCTTTTCGTTAACCAACAAAATAATCGAAAACAAACAAATAAGAATTGCTGCCATGACCCCAATTGTGCTAGCAACTCCAAACGTATCTGCAGAGTAAAATTGTGCAAACGCTAAAAATACTGATGCAATAACAATAAATATCTTTAGGCTCTTTATAACGCAAGAAGCGGATTCGCCATGCTCGCGAAACCCGTCCCTTACGCGTTCGGCTGTAGACCTCTGATCTTCTTCCAT